GCATTACCCATGCAATACCCAGCGAATTGCTTCTCGGTCATACTACGGGCAATGATAGTGATTGCTTCTACACCTTCGAAGAACTCATAGTGCTTCGGCTTAGTAACCATATTGTTGTCCAACGTGATGTGCTCAGACACAACTGGTGGAGTTGCTACTCTCTCGAAGTAAGGCGCGTACCATTCTCGCCTTTCGACACCCTCCAGCACCAACGATGAGTAACCAAATTGCACTTCTGCTACCTTGAACGCCTCATCAGGTTTCTTACCTAGCTTTGCACATAAGCTATTCCAGCTGGCATCTCGGTAAGCTGCACGGCGTACTACGTATTCACCAGTATTAAAATTAATCTTTGACATAATTAATTCCTCCATTCCCTATACAATCAAGGGCAAGTTAAGACCTGCCCTTTGTTCTATAGTGTCAACTAAATCTGACCAACCCACCGATTATCACTATTGGTCTGCATCGGGACAATATGAGGCACACCATCCAGTATAACCACACAACCTAATGCTGGCTTGTACTTGGACTCGCGACCATAGGCAAATGCGCGAGATGACTCATCAATCAGACAACCACCCTGCACAGCCCAATACTGCTCATGCGTATTACGTGCATACTCCACAGACATCTTACCATGCAAGTGACCACACACAAGGTTCATACGCTCATGCGCTGCGTCTGCTAGGACAGCGCCAGCAGGTTGATGCTTGAATGCCACCTGTTCACCGTTCGGCAACTCAAGCACATGCGTATGCTGCCAATCCCACTGATCGCCACCCCCATTCGGGAAGAAGACTTCACGATAGGTACGCAGATATTGCACAGGGATGCCATGAGCACTAGCCTTACGGAAATGTAAGGAGCCATGATTAGAGTGGCAGATGCGCATCACAGGGAACATCTTGTGTAATTTACGCATGAAATCCCGCGCTTTCTCTAACTCCATGCCAGCACTGTCTAGGTTCGGATCTGACGTGTGGAATGAAAGTGCGTGCTTATCCGCCTCATCACCAAGATGAACTACAGTGTCTGGACGGTAACGTGCTGCTACTGCTGCCAGAAACTCTAAAGTATCTGGATGCTCATAAGGTGCATGAGTATCAGGGATTACCAGTACACTTCGATGAGACGAGTCAGGCAGTGGTACAACAGCCAAATCCTCGTAGCGGTCAGGAGTCCTGAGCTTACGTTCTTCTTTGATAGCGCGGTTCGCAATAACCAAGGTTTCATATGCCTTGCCATTCTTCTTCCGCTTTTCAAACTGTTTGGCCCAATACTTTGCAAGCTGCCTTGTAACTGTAGTTCCATGTGTATTATCTGAGAGAATAGACGCCATCAGGCGGTAGTTGATAGTGCCATTATCCCGCTTTGCACTTTCAACTGCTTCTTCTACCTCCTTATTAGTAAACAAGTTTCTAATCTTACCCATTATTCTTTCCAAACCCTCCCGCTTACAATATCACTAATGGTAGCGGGTGAGACATTGTATAGCTTAGCCAGTCGTAATCTCTCACCCTTCTTATTAGCAACATATGTTGCCCTGATAGCACGTACAACATCCCAAGTCAGTTTAGCGCGATTATTCTTTTCGCCTGCAAAGCTAGCACGCCTGCCTCTACCTATCATGTCTTGAATGTTGTCCTGCTGTGTACCAGATATTAAGTGTGCAGGGTTTATACATCTTGCATTATCACAAGTGTGTCTAATCACTACATCCTTTATATCCTCTATAGAAAGGCCGTGGTGCTCTGCATAGACCACGCGATGAAGTAATTGTAACTTCTTACTAGGTTTATGCCACGACCTGTAGTAACCTAATTGATTTAAGCATTTATAATGCCCGTGGTCTATACAGCCCATATCATACTCCTTTCTTTCTTGCATAAGCAAGGCGTGCCTTACGGTTCTTAGCCTCGCGCTTCTCTGCCTCCGTTTGATGTTTGTAATATAACTTATCTGTCTGAGGCGTACTATGTAACTTCCAGTATTCATATAGCCGCTCTAGCCATTGAAGCTGGAAGTAACGATTATTACCCGCCTTACCATAACCAGAGATAACACCCTTAATCTTCCCTTCTGCAACATTGCACCCTCGGCATACAACAGCACGGCAGAATCCTGTCTCATGGTCATGATCAAGTACACGGTTTACAGGTGTGACAGCTTTGAGGCTGCCACCACATAGAGGGCACTTCCATCCTTGCTTCTCTAGCAATTCCTTCTTATAAGCTGCTACCTCCGATGATTTTAGTTTACTAACCATTCCGCTTCATCTCCCCACAAGATTGGGTTCTTATCGGCTCGCCATATATCCCCTTTGAATTTTGCCATGTGTGCCAAGCGACCACATTCAAGCATCAGGTCAAAGGCTTTGCCGATACGATAACCTCCTCGGTAATTCTTAATCTTAACTTGTCCATGTCCGAACTTAGCCTTGTAAGCACCAAGCACTGCCACGTACAACTCTTTCTCTGTCTTACAATTCTTGAGAAGATCATAGGCATACTTAGCACCACGTCCGGGTATGCCAGCATAATTATCAATGTCGTCACCGATAATCATTTGTGCATAGTGGAACATGAGGCCAGCACCTTTTAGATCTTTGACTTGACCATTAGCCTTGCGGCGTAACTCAAGCCAACCCATAGGCTCTACCCATTTCTTCTCTTGACCCGGCTGAAGATGCCAACCGGGAACAATCATCAAATCCTTATCTAAGGAAACGATGCAAGTGTCAGAGAATGCTTTATGCTCTGGACTACCGATAGGGAACTCGTTACCTGTATCTTGCTGGAAGCGGCGGTGGCTGTCCCATTGTGCGATACTCATGAGGTCATCTGCTTCCTCGCCATCTGCCAAGATTGCACCATGAACCTCTAAGAGATGCTCTCGCAATTCATAGAAAAACGGAGGTTTCTCGGTCTTACGTTGGCCCTTATAAGGTTTGGTGAATGCTAGGCGAACACGGAAGTTAGCTTCTGATTTCGTCATGAATAACTTAGCTGCATCACACTCTGCTGCATACACCCAAGAGTTAAGCAAGGAGTCCACACGGTCACACGCTTGCTTACACTCAGGTGTATCTTTGATTGATGGGACTTGTCCTGACTTAACACGAGTTGTGGCTCGTACATAAGTCATGTCACTGATTGTATATCCTACGATGTAGGGTAGCATATCAGCATCTATTAAAGCGATTCGATTACCTTCAGTTGGCCACAGGGTGAGATTATTGTCTTCCGATACTGTAGCTCCGAAGTCGAAGTTTGGTCGCATGTAGGCCACTCCTCTAATACACTGAGTAGCACCTTGTTTGCTATGGTTTGAAAATCCTGATCCCAATAACCTAAGTTGATCAACTCTTTAAAGGTGAAATTCACTTCATGCAAAACTTCACCATCCAAGATCACGATGACCTTTAGGCATCTGTTGTCTGTAAGTGGGTCATCCCATTGCACATAGTCTGCTACTAAACGAGATCCAATAGTTGGCATAATTCATTCTCCAATAACTATTACGCAAAAAGACCCTGCCTACACTAAGGCAGACAGGGCGTTAGATGAGGTGAGCGTGATAGTCAGCTAGGACTAACAGAGGCAACACCTGCTATTATCAAAATTCTTCTTCGCTTACCGGTACTTCCGGTGCAGCTACATCTTCTACTGCCTTAGCTTCTTCAGCCTTAGCTTCTTTCACTGGTTTACCCGCAGCAATCCAATCCAGATATTCAGCTACGATATTAGCCTTACCGATCTGAGCTTTGTCAGCCTGCTCAGGGAAGCAAGCACGAGCGAACTCCAGACCAGCAGCGAAGTTACCCATGCTGTCAATTTTAGCCTGAGCTTCTTCACGAGTGTCATAGGCTTTAGTACCGGCTACCAGTTGGTCAGCTTCATCGACGATAATGAAAGACTCAACGGATACCAGAGCAGCACCTTTAACAACACGGTTTACGATAGTTTCAATCTTGAACATATTAAATTCTCCTTTGTCAGTTGTGGCATTATCGCCGATTAAAATTCTTCTCTTCTATAGTGTCCAGTAAATACCGGACACCGATTTGTCTCACATGTGAGACTTTATAAAACTGTGTTCACCTGAGCGATGTCGTGCGCCGGAAGCGATACGCCGTGGCGTTTCCCCGTAGCGGGGTCGCTATAGTTCACCACGTGCTGCCCATCGCGCCAGATGTAGTGCAGGTCGGCGTATGTCTCCCCTTCAGAGAAGGAGTGAAAAGTTGTGCCGCCAAGCGTGGTGATACCTTTCTTGCAATGCAGAGTGACGATTTGTACTTTCATCCGTTCTCCTTAATATTCTTCGTTCTCATCCATTTCCGGTGCAGGTGCATTATCTGCTTCCGGCACTTCCTGTGGAACAGACTCACCAGTGTCTAGAGGCTTACGATTAGCTGGAGTAGCATCCTCCTCGTCTTTCTTCTTAGCCTTCTTCCACTCTGGGTCTTCTTCA